CGCCAAGCATCAGCCGAGGAAAAAACAGAAATGCGAATTCAGGCAGCCAATGAGCTGGCGGATCGCCGGGCGCTGCTCATTCAGCAGGCCGAACAATTGGAAGCAAGGAGTGCGGCTCAATGAGCATCGACAAACAAAAACTCCAGAAGCTGCTGTGGGCCGAAGCCGCGTCATTCCGTGCTGACTGCGCAGACTGGAAGCGCAACACCGAGGCGCTGCAGGAATTCCTTGGGGATAAGACCGTGGAGGAGGTGGCGCTGGAGCTGCTCGAAGAAAATTCGGCCCTTCGCTCGGATATCGAAACTTGGCAGCTGAGCATCCAAGCCGAACGGAATTGCCACAGTTCCGAGAAGGAAGGCTTGCAGAAAGAACTGGGTCAGCTGAAGGGGCCGGCATTTGCCGAAGAGCTGACCGCGCTGCGCAAAGACGCGGAGCGGTACAGGTGGCTTCAGTTTGGGCACAGCGGCCACATTGAGGTCGTCGAATGGATCGGCCCGCACGCTACCGGGATGATCGGCGAAGACCTCGACGCACTTATGGACGGTGCCATGGCCAAGGCGGTGCAGCCATGACAGGGCAAAAACGGTTGTGGGTTACCCAAGTTGCTCTTTCGACGCTTGAGTCGTGGTACGTGACTTGGGAGGTTTTCCGCAACAAAGGGGATCGTGAAGTGCGGCGTCGTGCGATCTGCTGCAAGGCACACGGTCTCGTCTGGCATGACCGCCACTTGCTGAGAGGGGTGGAGGTGTTCAATGACTGACAAGATCAGCGTCAACTGCCAGGCCAAGCTCTCCGAGGCCATCACACGGCTCAGCGCGATGTTCCGCGATAAGAAGTTCGTCGTTGTATCGCTGCGCCCTGGCAAGGACCGCACGCTCGACCAGAACCGGCTGTGGTTCGCGATGTACAAACGCATCTCCGAGATGACCCAGATCGGCGACCCGGCCGACGCCCGTTGCTACTGCAAGTTGCACATAGGCGTGCAGATTCTGCTGAACGAGAACGCGGGTTTTCAGGCTGAGTGGTATCGGGTGATGCGGCACCTCTCGTACGAAACCAAGCTCGACATGATGGGCGAGTGCCATTTGTTCGGGCCGGACGGCTTCCCGGTGACCAGTCTGTTCAATCGTTCCCAGGGCATTGCCTACACCGACCGCATTGTCGCGCGCTTCGCACCGCAGGGCGTGTACTTCGATGATTTGCTGAGCCAGGAGGCCGCATGACGATTGAACGGAAGCAGCCCAAACCGAAGAAATGCCGAGTCGCTACTTGCAGGGCCTCATTCGTCCCGTCGCGGATGGGGCAGGCGGTTTGCAGTCCTGCATGCGCATTGGCCGACGCGCCCAGGCATGAGCCGAAGGCGCGCAAGGCGCTCGCCGATATCGGCCGCAAGGAATTGCGCGCCTCGAAGGTGAAGATCAAGACGCGAGCCCAGCACATGAAAGAGGCCCAAGCCGCATTCAACGCTTGGATTCGTGAGCGAGATATCGGACTGCCTTGTGTGAGCTGCGGCCGCCACCATAACGGCCAGTGGCACGCCGGGCATTACCGGACAGTCGGTGGTAATCCCGAGCTGCGCTTCGAGCCGCTGAATGTTTGGCGCCAGTGTGCGCCGTGCAACAACCATAAGTCAGGCGACATCGTGAACTACCGGCTGGAGTTGGTGAGGCGAATTGGTGCCGAGAAAGTGGCGTGGCTCGAAGGGCCTCATGAGCCCCGCAAGTACACCGTCGAAGAAATCAAAACCATCAAGGCTGAATACCGGGCCAAGACAAGAGAGCTGAAAAAAGGGGAAGCCGCATGAAGCTGATCAACGCAAGACAGGTGTGGACTGAAGCGCAGCATGAATCCAACGCGTCGATCAGCGCTGTGGCCATCGACAAGGCGCAGTCGGCACCGATCAAGAAGGGTCAGCGCATGCGCCGCGCCGAGGCCGTGTTCGCTGCGCTGGGGGATGACAAGGAAGAGCGCATTCAGGTTGTGCGCCAGAAGATCAGCATCAGCGAGACGCGCGGTACTCCCGCCGGCCGGTCCACGGCCCGTGCAGCGCACCTGGCCACCATCGGCAAGGTACTGCGTGCCATCGACACGCTTCCGTTCCAGGTTCAGCAGCTCGGTCACTACCTGTACCACCCATGCATGACGATGGTTCATGTGCTCAACGCCGAGAAGCTGATCTGGAATGATGTGGACTTTTCCGCCCTGACGGACGCAAAGGCAGCGAAGGCCCACTGCATGATCACCATAGCTTTGCAGTCCTACAAGGTTGAGGCTCACGGAGGCGAGCAGTGGGGGCCGGCGCGAGTGGCTGAGGGGATGCTGAAGCTTTACGGCGTGCGTATCGAGCCAAAAGTGTGGGATCGAGACTGGAAGGATGTGTGGAATTTCCTGCGTGAAGCTATTTCAGAAGTGGATGTTCAGGCATTGCAGCCTGTATGGCAGGTCATCTTTGATGAAAAATCTGAAGATGCGGCATAAAGTTGTTGCTATGTTGGGGTTTGTGGGGTAATTTTCCCATAGTGCACAAGTAACGCGAAACGCACACGAAACCCTGAACCCGGCCAAGCGCCGGGTTTTTGTTTTCGCGATCAAGCGAATATGGCAATGTGATGCCTCTGCCATTGGAGGGTTTCGTATGTCCCGTTTTTTGCAGCTACGAGAAGAGCGAGTCAAGCAGCGTCAGGCAATGTCTGATTACTACAACGATTTGCAGGGTGTCGCAGGAGCGATACGGCAGGGTTTTGAAGATTATCTTGAGCTGCCGGAATCAACCTATTTGGATGACAAGCGCGAGGATGCCCAATACGTTCAACTGGGAAAGGTTGAAGGCGGAAAATTCAAGCGTTGCATGCTGCATGAGCTGCCTGGTGCCGATTCTTTGCTGAGCTTCTCCCTTGCGCTAACGCTTGACCAGGAGCGCAATGCATTTCCAAAACAGACGCTGTATACATCGCTCAAGTTGAAAAAAGAGAGCGGGGGCTACCTCATTACTTCAGATGAGCATGCTATTTCGGTCCGCGCGTCGGCCGAGAGTACTTCCCCAGACTTCTCTGCCCTCTACGAAGATGTTTATCAAATAATCCGGAAGCATTTCAGTTACCGACCTTGATATGCTGAAAAGGACCCGGCCATCGCGCCGGGTTTTTTATTCCTGGAATTCAACTTTCTGGAGTTGCGCATGAAACTGAAAGCCAAAAGCAATCTGCTGGAGCGCGCCAGAAAGGGTTGGGAGGCGGTCGCACGCCAAGTTGGCGAGACTGACTTCTCGCGCCATCCGCGCACCGGCGAGTATCTGCACCCCGGTGTCGCCATGGGTTGGCGCATCCACAAAAAGAATCTGTAGTTTTACCTGTAGCCAGGACAGCCCTCGGGAAGGCCTGGACGTCGATAGCCGGATAGTGCGACGCACGGATCAACGCCGGCAGCCCGCGCACTCTGACCTCACAATGCTTTCAGGGTAGCGCGAGACAGGAACAGCGAGATCGATGCAAAGGGGCGTCGACGCTGGGAAAGTCTTTGGCCGACAGCTCGGAAAGACGAGCGCACCTATTCAGGGCCTCTGCATTCGCAGGGGCTTTTTCGTTTGAGGAGCAGGAAAATGTCCGACGCAGAGAAGCAGGCGGTTCAGTGTGTAGTTGACGCAGTGGTCGGTGGCGATCTCGGTCGACTGAAATCGGGACTTGCTCGGCTTTCCGAGTTGCCAGGCTACGAGTTCTCCACAGTTACTGGGCAACTGATGAACACCGATCAGCGTGAAAAGTTTTCAATGTTCGTGATCGGCTACGAAAGCCCGTTCTACTACCGTGAAGGCCATGTGTTCGGAGTTGTGTACACGCCATCCGATTTCATGTGCAAAAAAGCCAGTGCATCTGGTGAAGGCCTGCCGTTCGAGCAGGTTCGTGACGCAGTCCTGAAGGCGCGCGGCGAACACGACGAGAAGGTCCTGAAGAAAGCGCTTGGCTTGAAGGCCGCTCTCGAAGAAATGGAAGACTTGCTGAAGCGACATTCGTTCGCGGATTCGAAGCTGACCAGCCTCGCGCATGTTGAGTTACACAAAGGGCAGGCGCTGCTCTTGGCTGCGCTCAACCCAGTAAACGCTCACTAATTTCGGCCCCACGATAGGGGCCTTTCGTTTTCGGCTCCACACACCCATTGCCCCGAGCTGGGAGTGCAGCTGGAGCTGACTTATTTGTACAGGTCGTACGTCGGCCACCTTTCTCTATGGAGTGGCGATGGATCCTAACGACCTGGGGCCTGGCACGTTCGCGTGGCTCGGCGGTACTGGCACCGTGTTGCTCGGCGGCCTGTTATGGCTGAGGAAGTTCCTCTCCAAGGATGCGACCGACCGGGCGATGGATAACGCCGATATCGGCACCGTCCGCCGGCTGAATGAGCTGCTCGATACCGAGCGTGCCCGCGCCAACGCCGCCGAAGCCCGCGCCGACCAGTTTGCCAAGGAGCGCAACGAGCTTGCCGCTACCGTCGGCCGCATGGAGGGCAGGGTAGAACTTCTGGCCGGACAGATTGCGACCCTCACTGAAAGGGTGACCACGCAGAGCGCAGAGATTGCGCGTCTGCGGGCACAGCTCGGAGGTATCAACTGATGGACAGATGCGCAATCAACTTCATCGCCCGCCACTGGTGGAGACGCGCCGAGGTGTGGGTGATCGCGCTGTTGCTAGTCGCCGGTGGATCGATCCTTGGCTACCAGGCCGGCGTCTGGTCCGCAAGCAGTGAGCAGACCAAGCAGCTCGCCGAGGTGCGCGCCGCCTACGACGCTGCGCTGGGCAAGCGCGACGTTCGCCTAAACAGCCTCGCCGAGAAGACGCAGGACGCAGCAGTGAAGGTGCAAGAGGCATCGAACTCAGCAGTCCAAGCGGCGGACACTGCCAGCAAGGCAGCGGAGAGGGTCAACGAAGCCGTCGAACGGCAGACACCATGAGCGCCTTGCTGAAGTTGGTCCCTGCATGGTTGTGGGTAGTGCTGGCAGCGCTCGCAGCCGTCGGTTACCTATCGCTTCGGCTGGATAGCGTAAAGGACGATCGAGCAGCCATTACCGCCGAGCGCGACACTGCCACCGCCCGCGTGGACTCGCTCACCAACACGCTCCGCATTCAGCGCGAGATCACCAATGACATCAACCGAGTCTCCGATGATGCGAAAGCCAAGACTGAGCATGTGTCGGCTGCCGTTGTTGTTGCTGATAACCGGGCTCGCAGCCTGCAGCAGCAAATCGACGACCTCCTTGCCAAGCGAAAGTCCTGTGCTGCCGAGGTTGCCAGCGGAAGCCAGGCAAGAGCCGACCTTACCGTTCTGCTCGCCGACCTGCGTAGAAGCGCTGACGAAGAAGCGGGAAGACTGGCAGAAGCGCTTGATCGAAGCCGAATAGCCGGCTTTGCGTGTGAGGCTGCATACGCGGCCGCACAGAAGAGCAAGTAGGTTGCGACACGTTTCGCGAGAGTGCAAATTGTGTCGCGACACTGGTCAAGAGACATTATCGCGCTTGTATTGACCATGAAGCTGCTTGAGCGCTCCCTGATATTCGGAAGCGGTGAGCTTGGACTTAAGCCTCACCATGACGTCCTGAGCGGTTGAGCTTACCGTCTCGGTGTTCCTCCCGGTTCGCTCCGCCCATTCTGATGCGGCCTTCAACACAGCTGTTTCATCAATGCGATGGCTCACTTACGGATTTCCCTTTCTGAGACCAACTGATCTTAGTTGAGTGGGCGGATGGAGATGAAATGAATCGACCAATGCCGGCTCAGTCGCTGCTCGACCTGTCTGAGCTGTCCGGCTTTGGTATCCGCCTTATCCCCGCGCCCGAGGTGTGGGAGTGGCTTCAGGCCGAGATCCTCGCCAATACCGGCAGCATCCACAATGAAGACCACGCCCATCTGATTGATGCGGACGTGAGAGTCATGTGGGCGTCTGCTGCCTTCACGAAGAAGGGACGAACAGTTGTTGGTCAGGCTGAACAGGTAGCGTTCCGCGCAGGTGGTTGGCAGAAAGCCCGCATGGAGCAACAGATGCTGGATTGGTTCGGCGACGTGCCGGCCTACATCATCACACTGGCTGCTGACTACTGCGCCCAATGCTCTTACGCTGACTTCTGCGCACTGGTTGAGCATGAGCTGTATCACATCGCCCAAGCGAAGGATCAGTACGGCGCACCCAAGTTCACCCAAGAAGGACTGCCCAAGCTCGAGATGCGCGGACACGACGTTGAAGAGTTCGTCGGTGTGGTGCGTCGCTATGGGGCGAGTCCTCAAGTGCAAGAGCTGGTTGACGCTGCAAACAATCCTGCCGAGGTAGGGAAATTGAACATATCGAGGGCCTGCGGAACCTGTCTGCTCAAGTCGGCCTGATTCTGGACAGGCTCTGGACGGATGAAAATCTATGGCAGCCCTTCAAAACGACGTGAAGGCCTTTATCGTTCAGGCCTTGGCGTGCTTCGACACGCCTTCACAGGTTGTTGAAGCCGTCCAAAAGGAATACGGGATCTCGGTGACTCGCCAGCAGGTGGAGACTCACGACCCCACGAAGACATCAGGGAAAGGCCTCGCCAAGCGCTGGGTGACGATGTTTGAAGATGCCCGCAAGCGCTTTCGTGAAGAGACCGCAGAGATCCCGATCGCCAACCGAGCGTTCCGGCTCCGGGCCATGAACCGTTTTGTCGAGCGGGCCGAGACGATGAAGAACATCGGCCTCGCCATGCAGATCCTCGAGCAGGCTGCGAAGGAAGTCGGCGACGTCTACGTCAATCGCAACCGTAAGGACGAGCCTGATGATGAGCCGGCAATCCCGACGCGCATTCAGGTCGACGTAGTGGATGCGAGGAAACCGAATGCCGAGCCTTAACGTTCCGCAGTCGCAGTTCCTGCTCTTGCCCCACAAGTTTCGCGCATTCGTTGCTGGCTTCGGCTCGGGAAAGACCTGGGTCGGCTGCTCGGCGCTCAGCAAGCACTTCATGGAGTGGCCGGGCGTCAACGCTGGTTACTTCGCACCGACTTACCCGCAGATCCGCGACATCTTCTATCCCACGATGGAGGAGGTTGCTTATGACTGGGGACTGAAGACCAAGATCAACCAGGCGAACCATGAGGTTCACATTTACAGCGGCCGGCAGTATCGCGGCACTGTGATTTGCCGGTCGATGGAGAAGCCGCAAACAATCGTCGGCTTCAAGATCGGTCACGCCCTGGTGGATGAGCTGGACGTGCTGACGTCGATCAAGGCTCAGCAAGCCTGGCGCAAGATCATTGCCCGGATGCGTTACAACCTGCCCGAGCTCAAAAACGGCGTGGACGTGACCACGACGCCGGAAGGCTTCAAGTTCGTCTTTCTCCAGTTCGTCAAGCAGCTGCGCGACAAGCCGGCGCTGAAGGAAATGTATGGACTGATTCAGGCCAGCACCTTCGACAACGAGCTGAACCTGCCTGACGACTACATCGCCTCGCTGATGGAGTCATATCCTGAGCAACTGATCCGCGCGTACCTGAACGGCCAGTTCGTCAACCTGACGTCTGGATCGATCTACCACGCCTACGACCGAAAGCTGAACCAGTGCTTCGACACTGTGCAGCCCGGCGAGCCGCTGTTCATCGGCATGGACTTCAACGTCGGCAAGATGGCGGCGATTACGCACGTCAAACGTGACCAGGGCCTGCCGCGCGCCGTGGACGAATTGATGGATGGCTACGACACGCCTGACATGATTCGTCGAATCAAAGAGCGGTACTGGGAACACACCGGCAACGACTACAAGAAGACCTGCGAGATCCGGATCTACCCGGACGCCTCCGGCGATTCTCGCAAATCTGTTAATGCCAGCCTCACCGATATCGCCATGCTCAAGCAGGCAGGCTTCACGGTCATCGCGCCGGCGGCCAACCCACCGGTGAAGGACCGAATCAACGCCATGAACGCCATGTTCTGCAACGCGCAGGGCGAGCGGCGTTACCTGGTGAACCCGGTTACATGCCCGACCTACGCCGATGGCTTGGAACAGCAGATCTGGGCGCCCAACGGCGAGCCGGACAAGAGCCAAGGAAACGACCACGCCAACGACGGCGGCGGTTACTTCATTCACCGCGAGTACCCGATCATCAAACCGGTCACCGCTATCAAAATGGGATACGCCCGATGAGCAACGACGTCTCCTTCAAGCGGGCGGAATACATAGCAGTTCTGGATCGCTGGGCAACCGTCCGCGACGTATGCGCGGGCCAGCACCGGGTCGTCGATCGGCTGCCGTATATCAATGCACACGACAAGTCGCCGGAGAATCAGGACCGGAATCGAGCCTATCGCGAGCGTGCGGTGTTCAAGAACGCCACTGGCCATACCCGGAATGGTTTGCTCGGTCTGGCTTTCCACAAAGACCCGACTCTGGTTGTTGCGAAGAAGCTGGAGTATCTGCAGGACAATGCTAACGGCTCCGGCGTGAGCATCTACCAGCACTCGCAAGGCACGCTGGAAAAGGTACTTGAGGCTGGACGGCACGGCCTGTATGTCGACTACCACCAAGACGACGGCATCGGCGGGCATGCTGTGATCCTCACCTACTGCGCCGAGGAGATCATCAACTGGCGCACTGGCATGGTGAACGGTCACAGCGTACTGACCCTAGTGGTGCTTAAGGAGTCCCCCGAAATCCCCGATGGCTTCGGTTTCAAGACGGTCGAGCAGTACCGGGAACTGGCCCTGGAAGACGACGGGTTCGTTTGCAGGGTCTGGCGACGCTCAGGTCCTGAGAATGGCGGTCCTCTGGCGGTTACTGAGGAATTTCGGCCTTCGGGCGCTGGCGGTCGGCTGAAGGAGATTCCATTCACCTTTGTCGGCGCACAGAACAACGACCCGAGCATTGACGAGTCGCCGCTATACGACATTGCAATGATCAACCTGGGCCACTACCGGAACAGCGCTGATTACGAAGACAGCGTCTTCTGGTGCGGCCAAGCCCAGCCTTGGATTTCCGGTCTGGATGAGCAGTGGCGCGACTGGATGGAGAAGAACGGCGTATACGTCGGCTCCCGCGCGCCCATGATGCTGCCAGCAGGTGGCGCCTTCGGTTATGCCCAGCCACTGCCGAACACGCTGGTGAAGGAGGCCATGGCTGACAAGAACCAGATGATGATCGAGCTGGGCGCACGAATGGTCGTGGCTTCCCTCTCGTCGAAAACGGCAACCGAAGCCCGTGGTGATCAATCGGCATCGACATCGGTGCTCGCCGGCTGCGTGGCCAACGTCAGTGAGGCCTACACCCGGGCGATCATGTGGTGCTGCACTTACATGGGCGTCGATGACGCGAAGGTCGCTTATCAGATCAACCAGGAATTCGTGGAGCTGACGGCTGATCCGCAGATGATCACAGCGTTGGTTGGACTCTGGCAGAACGGCGGCTTCGCCAAAGCGGACCTTCGAGCGTACCTGCGCAAGTTGGGCCTGATCGCGCCAGAACGCACAGACCAGCAAATCGATGGCGAGCTGGCAGAGCAGGGCGACGGCTTGGGCTTGGACGACGAGGACAAAATAGATGGCGGCAAACCAAGCAATCCTTGACGCCACGATCCGGCACGCGGTCTTCCTGGAAAAGCTGAAGGCTGGGGAGGTCGGCAAGTTTGCGCCCTTTCTGAAGGAGATCGACCGTTCAATCCGCGACCGGCTCACCCGGTCGGATTTGACCGAGTACAACGTGAGGCGGCTGGAAGCGCTGCTGAAGGAGGTCGACAGCTTGCTGCTGGGCATCTTCAACCGCTACAGCGCGCAACTGAACCTTGACCTGATCGACATCGCCAACTACGAGGCTGAGTTTGAAGCGTCGAGCCTGGCCCGGTCGGCGCCGGTTGGTGTGTCATTGGATGTGGTCGCGCCAACGGCAGCGGCTATCCGAACCGCAGTGCTGACAAACCCCCTCAGTGTGCGCGGCACCGGCGGCGGTAAGCTGCTGAAGTCGTTTATCAAGGGCTGGACCAGTGCCGAGCGCGAGCGTGTCACCGGCACCATCCGGCAGGGCTTCTTCGAAGGGCAGACGAACTTCCAGATCATCCGAAACATTCGCGGCACCAAGGCGGCGGGCTACAAGGACGGCATTCTCGCCACCACCAACCGCAATGCCAGCACGGTGGTGCACACAGCGATTCAGCATGTGTCGTCGCAAGCGCGAGTGGAGGTGGCCAAGGCCAACACGGACATCGTGTCCGAGATTGAGATGGTCGCCACGCTGGACAGCAAGACCAGTCAGCAGTGTCGATCAATGGATAAGCGACGGTTTCCGGTCGACTCAGGCCCGCGGCCACCGTTTCACCCGAATTGCCGCACAACGTTCGTCCTACTGACCAGGCTCAGTGAGATGTTCGCCAAGGGCGCTACCCGGGCTTCCGTGGGCGCAGATGGAGCAGGGCAGGTCAGTGCGAGTCTCGACTATTACCATTGGCTTCAGCAACAGCCAACGTCGTTTCAGGATGTGGCAATCGGACCGGTGCGGGCGAAGCTTTTTCGCGAGGGCGGACTGAGCGTCGAACGCTTCGCGGAGTTGCAACTGGATCGCAACTTCGCCCCGCTGACGCTAGCGCAGATGAAGATTCTGGAGCCTTTGGCATTCCAAAAAGCGTCACTTTTATGAGTGTTTCACTCTTGGCATTTGGCCTTCTGGTCACGGAAGTTGTCCATGAGCTTGAAGAACTGATTCGGCCATTCGGTCATGGCATTTTTGCTTTGCAGTGCGACCAAATCGATATCTGCTTTGCTTTCCACATCAAGCATTGCTTTTACCGCAATTGTCACCTTTAGAGCTGAATGGGCCATGTCCGGCGGAGCATATGCGATTAGCTCAAATCCCGAGCGAATCACTTTTTCTGCGTCAGGTCTCGACTCGTCAAATGACAGCTTCTTGTTAGACCCACGACTTATGAGATCTGCAATGTTTCCCAAAAAGGCTTCGGTTTTTTCTCGGATTTTCATTTCTTGATTGTCGATTCTTTGGATACAGCTCTGAGCTACGGCCTGCTTAGTTGATTCGTGACTGGCAAACCACGTAAGCCCTGCTCCGGCGGCTGCGACCAAACCCGTGATAACTGCCGCATATATAACTTCAAAGGCTCGGATTTTTTCATTAGCGGCGTTGCTTGCATTGATACGAAATACACGTCTCATTTTTTTTCCCATTGCTAAAAAGGTCTGCTCTCTAAGGCAGCACATACAGCCTAACGGCCAGTTTTCAAATTCCCACCGCCTCGGCGGTTTTTTTACGCCTGCAAAGCGGGCGACACATACCCAAGGGGTGCATCAACGTGGCAGAAGAAAACGAAATCGACCTGGACAATCCCGCAATCAAGGCTGCTATCGCGACTGCCGTTGAAGCCTCCGTTTCGGGTTTGAAAACCAAGAACACGGAGCTGCTGGGCAAACTGAAAGACACCACCGGCAAGCTGACCCAGTTCGAAACGCAGTTCGAGGGTATCGACATCGACGCCGTAAAAGGTTTGCTCAGCCGGGCCGGCCAAGACGAGGAAACCAAGCTGCTGACTGAGGGCAAGGTGGACGAGGTGTTCAATCGTCGCACCGAGCGCTTGCGCGCCGACAACGATAAGCAGTTGAAGGCGCTCACCGCGCGAGCCGAAAAGGCCGAAGCATTCGCCGCCAAGTTCCAGGGCAAAGTCCTGGGCGATTCGGTACGCGGTGCGGCACTCAAAGCCGGTGCACTGCCGGAAGCAACCGACGACATCATCCTGCGCGCCAAAGGCGTGTTCTCGCTGAACGAAGAGGGTGAAGCGGTCGCCGTTGATGAATCCGGTCAGGTCATCCTCGGTAAAGACGGCAAGACCCCTCTGACTCCGCTCGAATGGGCGGAATCCCTGCGCGAAAGCGCACCTCATCTGTGGCCAAGGGCTTCAGGAACACAAGCCCCGGGCGGGGGTGGCGGCCAAGCTGCATTCAAGCGCTCCGAAATGACTGCCGAGCAAAAGCGCGACTACCAGCGCAAGCACGGCCAAACCGCATACCTGCAATTGCCCAAGTAAGGGGATTCACCCATGGCAACGACTGTGAACAGCGACCTGATCATCTACAACGATGAGGCGCAAACCGCATACCTGGAGCGTGTCCAGGACAACCTCGATGTGTTCAACGCATCGTCCAACGGCGCGATCGTGCTCGACAACGAGTTGATCGAAGGCGACTTCCGCAAACGCTCGTTCTACAAGATCGGCGGCTCGCTGGAGCATCGTGACGTCAACTCCACCGGCAAGGTGACCGCGAAGAAAATCGGCGCAGGCGAAGCAGTTGGCGTGAAGGCACCATGGAAGTACGGTCCGTACCAGACCACCGAAGAGGCTTTCAAGCGCCGCGGCCGCCCGGTCGACGAGTTCTCTCAGATCATCGGTGCCGACGTTGCTGACGCCACTCTGGAAGGTTTCATTCAGTATGCCACTGCTGCACTGCGCGCCTCGATCAGCTCCAACGCTGACATGGTGGTTTCGGCCAACATTGAAACCGACGGCAAGAAGACCCTGACCCGTGGCATGCGCAAGTTCGGTGACAAGTTCGGCCGCATCGCGCTGTGGGTCATGCACTCCAGTGCTTACTTCGACATTGTCGACGAAGCCATCGCGAACAAGGTTTACGAAGAGGCCGGTGTTGTCATCTACGGCGGCCTGCCAGGCACTCTCGGCAAGCCGGTTCTGGTCACCGACACCGCGCCTGCGGACGCAATCTTCGGCCTGCTGCCGAACGCTGTGGTGATCACTGAATCTCAGGCGCCCGGCTTCCGTTCGTATGCAGTGAACGATGAGGAGAACCTGGGTATCGGCTACCGCGCTGAAGGCACCGTCAACATCGACGTTCTCGGCTACAGCTGGAAGGAAACCGCTGGCGGCGCGAACCCAACGCTTGCCGCCGTGGGTTCGGCTGCGAACTGGGTCAAGCACTCCAACAGCAATAAGGTGACTGCTGGTGTGCTGATCACCCTGACCACCACGCCACCAGCCGGCGGCTGATACTGGCCCTGACAGCGGCCAGCGATGGCCGCTACGGAGACTTTTATGGAACTGGTTTACTCCACTCAGAACTCGGACTTCGATCCGGAAAAGCGTTACCGCAATCCTGCGCACTTTGATCGACCTGAAGCGGGTGTGACCCATGCGGTCGTGATTGGCGACTGGCCGAAGGTGGTCGACGCCTATGAGGCGCAGGGCGTCGAAGTCTCGGTGTTGAAGCCTTTGATCAGCGAGTCGGTTAATTCGGATCGTGCCGACACCATCGCAAGCCTGGAGCAGGACAACGAAATGCTCCGCGCTGAGCGTGACGACATCGTGTTGCTGATCGAGGCTGCCGAAGGTCTAACAGAACTGGAACACCCGGGCGCCGGCGAACTGCCGATCCGCTTGTTCGGTGCACTGAAAGCTATTCATGAAGGCTTTGAAACCCTCACGGGTGAACGCGACAACTTGGCGGGCGAGGTTGAATCGCTACGTGGCGAAGTTGCACGGCTCAAGGCAGCAGCGGAGCCCGTCGACAATGCTGAGAATATCGCGAGCCTCAAAGCGCAACTCGACGCCGCCAATGTGACGTATCGTGCGAATGCTTCGGTAGAATCGCTGGAAAAGGCAGTTGCTGATCTACATCAGGCGTAACCATCCGGGCGCTGACAACGCGGCGCCCGATCCAGCACACCATAGCGAGCTGATTCATGACTCTCATCATCGAGGACGGTACCGGCAAGCCTGACGCCGAAAGCTACGCATCTGCCGAAGATCTGGCCATGTACGCCGTGAAATTCGGCGTGACCATCCCGGCGGAAGTGCCAGCACAGGAAGCGCTGCTGCGCCGGTCCGCGCTGGCAATGGATGGCATGACGTGGAAAGGGCGAAAGTCCAACAACGAACAGGCCCTGTCCTGGCCGCGCCGAGGCGTCGAACTGGATTACGAAATCAAGCCAGACAACTACCTGCCGGCGCGGATCCAGTACGGCCAGATGGCTTTGGCCGCTGAGATCCACACTGATGACGTCGACCCAATCGAGAAGCGCAAAGGCGCCGTTACGCTGGAGCGTGTCGAGGGCGCGGTAACTCGTGAGTACGCGACGATCCCGAACACCAGCGGCCGACTGATGCCCGCGGCGCCAGATCGCCCGAGCGCTACGCAGTTTGCTGACTACCTGCAAAAGCGCGGACTATTTGCTGTAAGGGCCTAAAGCTAGATTTTTCGCCAGCCTTTGTGATTATTCACATCAAAAAAAGCCGGAAAGTTAGAGAGACTCTGAGTATCTCCGGCGATGTGATCCGCCAGTTCGTCGAATTCGGCATAGTCAAAATCATTCCGTATCCATTGCCGTTTCACTTTCTTAAGGTAAGGGAACGCATTCGTACCTGCTAGGCAATGGTCGACCATTTTCCTCAGTTTTGATCGTGCGTTCACTAGGTCTACTGTAGCGTGTTCGGGAATGTGAGCTAGCTCTTCCGCGAAATATCTTAGTAGCTGCGCCTTCTGTACGTTTGTCATGGCCATCCTTGGAGATTTAAAAGTGGCATTCTACGACGAGATGGCTGCAATGGCTCTGGAGATGATCACAGAGTTCGGCCAGCCGGTGACCATCAGCAAGACGACGCCGGGCGAGTACGACCCTGAGACCGGTGGCGATAGGCCGGGCGCCACCATTGAACAGACCGCCCAAGGCATCCTGCTCGACTTCACCGGTCAGGAATTCCAGAACAACAGCCTCATCAAGCAGGGCGACAAGAAGCTCAAGATCGCAGCGCAGGGGCTGAAGTGGGGGCCTGAGTTACTTAACAAGGTCGTTGTTCAAGGTCGTACCTGGTCAATCGTCCCTCCCTTGAAAGAAGTCAACCCGGCCGGCACGCCGATTCTCTACGAATTGCAGGTGAGGTCGTGAACCGGGCGGGCGCCGGTCAATCCGGCAGCTTCGCGCTGAGTCTCGCCGAGTTCGCGGCCCAGACTAGCGAAGCCATCGACGCCAGTGTGCGCGAGATCATCATCGAGGTCGGCAGCAGCCTGATCCGCATGTCTCCAGTGGGTAACCCGGAGATCTGGGCGCAGAACGCTGTAGCGACCCAGTACAACAAGGCCGTCGACGATCACAACAGCGCGCTGCGCAGCGATCAGGTCAACATCACCAAGGGCGGCAGACTGAAGAAGGGCCACAAGCTCAACGACGGCATGGACATCAAGGCGCCCGAAGGCTACGTCGGCGGCCGGTTCCGCGCGAACTGGCATATTTCCCTCGGTGTGGTCGAAAGCGTCACCTTCGACGAGGTTGACCCGAGCGGCGCCGAAACTACCGCCGCGCTGGTTGCTGCGATGAGCGATTTCACCGCCGGCCAGATCGCTTACATCATCAACAACTTGCCCTATGCGATTCCGCTGGAGTTCGGCCATTCGACCCAGGCCCCCGGCGGCATGGTTCGGGTAACCGTGGCTCGCTTCCAGCAAATCGTGTTGGAGGCCATCAGGAACCACCAGGTATGAGTCACGCCATCATCGCCTCGATCTACGAGGCAAAGCTGATCGCTTGGAACAATGCCAGGCCGGAGAAGCTGAAAATCGTTTTTGAGAACATGCCCTACACACCCACAGCGGGCGAGACTTACCTGCGGGCGTTCACCATTCCGGGCGACACAGCGAGCAACACGCTCGGCGGCGACCACCGACTGTATACCGGTCTGTTTCAGGTGAGCATTATTTGCCCGGCCGGCACCGGTAAGGCAAAAACCAACCCTATTGCCGCCGAGATCATCACGTTATTTCCGCTTTATGTGCGCGACGTGAAGAACGGTTTCGTAGTTACGCCCATGACGCCTGTAGATGTCGGCCCAGGCATCACGGGCGATACAACCTACACCGTCCCGCTGTCGTTTTCATACCGGTCCGACACCACGCCATAACCCGCCCGTTGGGCAAATCCTGAACCCGCCTCTGAGCGGGTTTTGTCATTTCTGCAAAGAGGAAAACCCATGTCTGTTTACTTCCCCAACGGGGCGACGCTTTCGATTTCCAGCGGGTTCGCCGCCGCGAAGATTATTTCGGCTATCAGCAACGCGAATCCGGGTGTCGCTACCAGCGCCGCGAACGGCTTTGCCAATGGCGATATCCTTCTGATCACCTCCGGCTGGGAGGACATCAACGAGCGCGCCGTGCGTGTATCCAACGCGGCGGCGGGGGCATTCACTCTGGAAGGCATCGACACGTCCAACGTTGCCTTCTTTCCCGATGGCATCAGTGGCGGTACCGCGAAGAAAGTGACCGGCTGGGTAGCGGTCAACCAGGTGATCGGCAACTCCATGTCCGGCGGTGAGCAGCAATACTGGACTTACGCACCACTCGAAGCGCGCCGCGACAAACAAATCCCTACCACCAAAAACGCGCAGGCGTTCGCTTTCCAGCTGGCTGACGATGACAGCCTGGCCTGGTACGAAGAGCTGGATAAGGCTGATCGAGAGAAGGAAGTGCGCATCTTGCGTATGTCGCTGCCCAACGGCAAGACGATCTACTACGCCGGTTATGCATCCTTCAACAAGACCCCAACGCTGGTGCGTAACGAAGGTGCGGCCGTTTCCTTTGGCTTCACCATCAACGCTGAAATCACCGCGTATCGTGCGCCGGTTGCTGCTGGCGGCGGGGCCTGATCATGGCGAAGTTCAAGATTGCGCAAGCGCCAACATTCACCGGTGCGGTGATGGTCCCGGTAGTTGGCCAGGACCCGGTGAAGGTGGAATTCATCTTCAAATATCGGGACCGCATCGAGTTGGCGGCGCTGTTTGATGGGTGGAATCAGCGACAAAAACAAAGCCTCGAGCAGCTCGGCGACAAGCCTACGATGTCTCAAATCGTTGCGGTCGACACCGAAAACCAAGTTCAGCAGATCAAGGATCTGGTTGTTGGCTGGGAGTTCGATGACAATTTCGACGACGAGGGCATCAAGGCGCTGGTGACGTCTTGCCACGGTGCAACCGAGGCCGTGGTAAATGCCTATCAGGCGGCCTACGCCAAGGCCCGCACGGGAAACTGATTCGCGCCGCCCGAGCCATGTATGAGCCCCCTCCGAATGCGGAGCAACTTGCCGCATTCGGGTTGGATGCAGAGGACATCGAAGAGGAATTCGAAGTTTGGCCGTGTCTTTGGCCAGCCTTCCTCCTGTTCAACAGGATGTCCACTCAGTGGCGTGCAGGCACCGGCGGCGCTATCGGTCTCGACTACAGCAGCATCCGCGATGTGGC